TTTTTTGGTTTTGGTTCTGGTTTTGGTTCTGGTTTTGGTTCTGGTATTGGTTCTGGTTTTAGTTCTGATTTTCTACCTCTAATAACTTCTTTTCCGCGTTCTAATTTATCTAGTGCATGTTGTAAAAATCTTACTCTTCTATCTTCTTCTTCTGCTTCGTTTATTTTTCTTCTAATTTCAGATGACATATCGATTATTTCTTTAATTTTTTTATCTTTTGTTTTAGTTTCATCATAACGAATATTATCTACTATTTTTTGTATATCATTCTTAATTTTTTCCTCAATTTCTTGAGTTTGTTTTGTCTCTAATATTGGTTCAGACCTTGAAGGTATTGGAATATTAATACTCTCTAATATTTCATTATTAAATTCCTTTTTTTTTGGTTTTGGTGTTAATTTTGTTGTTGGTGTTGGTGTTGGTGTTGGTTGTATGCTTGCTTTACGGTTAATATAAACTGTATAATTTTCTAATGAAGTATCAGTATTTAAAATTTGCTCTTCGATATAATCATCTATTTTACTTTTAATTTCATTTTTAGTTAAATTTTTATCTTTTTTTATTTTTTCTTCATAAAATTTAATATTATCTTTTGCATCTTCTATTTTTTCATTAATATTATTATTATACTCATTTAATAAATTTTCATTATTTGTTACATTACTATTTAATTTTTTAGAATTCGTATTTATTGATTTTTCTAATCTTTTTATATCTTCTTTACTAAAATATTTTGATTTTAGTACTTTCTTTCGTGTATCATTTGCGGTTAGTTCTTTTTTAGCTTTTAATTCTTTTTTTGCTTTAGGTTTAATTATATCTTTAAATTCTTCTTTATTTTCTTTTTTTACTTTAAATCTGGTTTCTGTATCATAAATGGCATTAATTGGTTTTGATAAATCCATAAAATAATTTGGTAATTTTTTAATAATAATATATACCATACCATATTGAGTTGTCATTTGTTTTGTTATTTTGTTATCTTGATTTTTATCTGAAAATCCAGTATCTAATGGTTCAATTTTAACATATTCTTCATTGACTTTTGCTATTTCTTCTAAATATTTATTAAATGAATTAAATAGTGTAGTTTTATCGCGTTGAAATCGTGATGATATTATAAATGCCAATGTTCCATAATCTGTTAATAAATTATAAGCTTTTTCAACAAAATTAATATCATATAATACAATATCTTTATCAAATTTAGTTAATCTTAAATTAAATGGTGGATTACCAATAATATAATCATATGAATATTTAGAAGCATAATCAGTAAAATCAATATTAGTCCAATTAACTGCGTTTAAATCTTCATATAAAATTTTACCAATTTGGTAAAATACTTGATTTAATTCGTTACAATCTATACTATAATTTTGTTTATTTGATAATTCCATTAAACCAGCTACAACATTACCAATTCCTGCGGTTGGTTCTAAAATTTTAATAATATTTGATTTATCATTATTAATATCAGCTAATTTTAATAATTTTCTAATATGTTCTATAGGTGTAAAATTTGCTTGAAATGTTGTAATAGTTTGTTTATCAATATTAAATTTTTCAAATATTTTATCTAATGATGTATTACTTTTAATCATTTTACGTATATCATTTTCTAAATTTGGATATGATGTATAATCTGCTGCTTCTTCTAAATCAGGATTTCTATTTTTTTTATAATTTACATCATTTGTAAATCGTGTAATAGTTTTATTCGTTTCATTTATAGCCTTATCATAAAATTCACGATATAATCGTTTTTTTAATTCTATCATTATTTTATTTGATGGTAATTTACCATTTTCTGCCTGATAATCTAATAATGCCTGATTATAAATTGATAAAAATTCATTATTTTCACTATTATTAACATCTTCAAATGATGGTAATGATAATAATTTTTTTTCAAATCTATTTATTTCAGCCTGTTTATTAAACATACGAATATATAAATCTATATCTTTTGAACCAAAATTTGTTTTAAAAGGTTGAGTTATATTACCATTAATATCAATCTCATATTCTAATTTTTTAATATCATTATTCATATATTCTTCTGCCATTTCTTTAAAAGTTTCAGGCGTATATGTTATACCTTCAGATGATACATATTCATCAGTTTCAATAGCAGTTGATAAAAAATATATATTTACAATTGATTTATTACCTTTAGAATGTGATGTTAATCTAATACCACGTGCTATTACTTGTTCTAATATTGCATAATTCCAATATGGATTATAAATAATTATATTATCTGTTTCTTTGAATGATATACCTTCTTTAATTGCTAATGTAAATATTAATATTTTAACTTCATTACGATTATACATATCAACTTTATTTAATCGTTCCTCCATTGATTGATCGCCAGTTATTGTTTCATATGGAATATTTAATTTTTTTAATACTACTGTCAATGGTTTTAATGCTTTATTAATAAATTGAGTATAAATTAATGATTTTTTATTTTGATTTTTCATAATAAAATTAATAATCCATTGCACTTTTTCAACTGTTCCTAATGTTCTTGAATTAATAAAATATGGGTCTTTATTTTCATTTTTTGTCAAATCGCCCATATCCTCTCTTAAACTTGGATAATCAATTATAGGAAAATGATATTTAATGGTTGGTAATGTTTTTAGTGCTTCTCCAGAAGTTCTATAAAATGATATTAAACCTTGATAATAATTTTTAAATAATTCATCATTAGTTTGTATTGCTATATATTCATCTTTATCTAATTTTAGTAATGGTCGTTTATTATATCCGATTGCAATAATTGGTTCTAAATCTAAAGAAGAATTAACAAATAAAGTACCAGTCATAAATATTTTACGAATGAATAAAGATGAATTATCCAATAATTTAGAAGCTAAAACAGAACCTAATAATGAATAATTTCCTGTAGGTTTATATTTTCGTGCTGAAACTTTTTCATTAATTTCTTGAGTAAATAAATTACGTAAATTATGTATTTCATCAACTATTAATAATGAATTATCCATAAAATTAAAATCTGTTCGCATTAGTTGTGCGTATGATATAAAATTATAAATTTTATTACCTTCATTATCTTCAATTGTGGGATCAATACCAAATTTAAACATTTCTAAAATCATATTTAATATTAATGATGATGGCATTAAAAAATAAACATACGAATTTTTATTTAATCTTGTATATTCTTCAGCACATGTAATTGCAATTAATGTTTTACCTGTTCCAACTCCATAATACATAATAACTAATTCTTGAACTGATACAGACCAATCACGAATAAAACGTTGTTGATGTGCTCTATATTTATCGATATTTTTATCAAATGCTGTATTAAATGGATCATATAAATAGGTTGATTTATCAACTATATAATTTCCATCTTCATCTTTTGCTCTAATATCATCTTCTGGATGATATAATAATCCCTCGTCATATTTATTAAAAAATTTATATAAATTCAATAAATTAAATATATCAATTGTTTTTGGTATTCTCGTAATTTCGGTTTTTTCAGCTAATGCAGCCTCTAATGCTTTATTTGCTTGTTTAGTTTTCTTTTTTTCAATTTCAACCTCTGCTTTTGCTTTGATTGTGTCTTGTTCCATTTCAACTAATTTAGCTATTAATTCATCTTGAGTTAATCCTTTTAATGCATCATATGAATTTAATAATTCATCTTTATTCTCATTTACTATATCTATTATATCATTTTTTTTACTTTTTGCACCACCAATATAACTATTAGGACATAAACATGTTTTAATTCTATCATACATTACTATATTATTATAATATATAAATTTATTTTCTAATTTAATATTATAATTGTATTAGATTTTTATTAATGGTGGTTTTATACTATGAAAATGATAGTGGTTCAGAAGATGAAGCAAAAGAAAATATTAAAATTGCAACATTACTAAATTATAGTAATCCTAAAAAAGTAATTGAAAATGCTAAAAAATATTTAGGTAATGATATAAAAGTATATGTATCAAACAAAAAAAGTAAAAAATATATGGTTAAAAATCAATATGATAAATGGGTACATTTTGGTGAAATTGGATATGAAGATTTTACTAAACATAATAATTCAGAAAAAAGAAATAATTATTTAGCTAGAAGTAGTAATATTAAAGGTAATTGGAAAAATAATATCTTTAGTGCTAACAATCTTGCACGAGTGATTTTATGGGATGCTCCCTTTTAAATAATTCGTCCCTTCTTTTATTTTTTTTTAATATAATTATGTGTCGCAGTATTGACACTCGTTCCCATAGCTGTAGCATCATTATTTAATTGATTTTGAGTATCGCTATATTTATTAGATAAATATGATCTTCTTAACATACTACTACCAACTTTATCATTAAATATACGATTTAAAATTACTGTTATAGCATTATTACTCTTTAATGGTTTATTAGTTCTAACAGATGTTAAAATTAATTCATCATTTTTAATATTTTTTTTATTAATATAATAATCTAATATTTTTTGTAATTCTAATGGTACGTCAATAATTTGTTGATTGTATGTTCCTTTAGTTTTATAATTATTAAAGTAAAATTTAAAACCATCATAATAATTATAATCTTTAGATAATGTATCGCTATATTTATCAATATTTTTTAACATCTGATAATCACGATTACGTCTTGGAGGGATAATATAATATAATGATACAATTAAATAATCTTGATATGATTGATTATCATCATTTCTATTTTTTTTAACTTCATTAAAAACATCTTTAATTGTATCAATTGATATAACATTGGTATTATCATTTGTTTGGTCTTTTAATTTGTTATTATACTCTTCTAAAATTTTAGAATAAGTATTATATAAATCTAATATTTTTTTTGATTTATTCTGTAATGTTAAACATTTTAATATTGATGTTATTGCTATAATATAACTTCGTCGTGTATTTGCTTTTAGATGTGATATTTTACTATTTATATTATCAATATTATCTAAAAAATCTAAATTATTAATTGGTTTATTATCATTTAAAATATGTAATTTTGACTTATATAATTGTAATGTAGAAGCTGTAATATTCTTACATTTAAACAATTCTGTTATATCCATTTTTAGTATAATATTATAATAAGATTTTTATTTTTACTATTAATAAAATGTATGTAATATTATAATGGTTTATAAGAAAAAAAAAAAGACTAATGATATATCAATTAATAGTATGGTTATAGAATTATACAATTTAAAAAAAAATGAAATAGCGAATGATAATAATATTATTAAACCAGTTAGCAATTATAATATTTTAAAACAATTTAATCTGATTGAATAACTATACTTGCGTCTAAAGCTAAACTATTAGGTAATATTATATCAGATTTACCATATTTTTTTATTACTTTTGTTTTTATATGTGATGGATAGTTAAATAATAATTCTTCAGTTAATAAATCATATTTTGAGACTAAATTATTTAATTCATCTAATTCTATTATTCTATCACAATTTATAATACTTTCAATTAAATGAGTTAATTTAGTATATTTGATTTGGTATAATTTAAATGTATTAATTCTATCGTGTAATTTATAGGTATTAGTAATAGCTAAAATAACAGTAATAATTGCATTAATACTAATATTTATATATTTTATTTTTTCACTATCAATATTAGAAGAATTTAAACAAGTTAATATTGATGATCCTAAAATAGTTGGAAATATAATAATATTATTAACAGTATTATAGAATGTGTGCGATGCCTCACATAATATACTATTAATATAACATCGGTCTCTATACTCTTTTAATATCTGTTTATTAACAATATCCATTGCCTAATTATAAATACTTAAAATTTATTATTTATTGTTCTTAAGTAAATTTTAATATTATAATTTAGTTGAAATAATTGATTATTTATCCATTCATTCATTTCATTAATTGTAATATCAACATTCTCATCACGATTTAAATTTTCATTACATTTTTTATAAAATGATGGCATACCAACGTATTTATATTTATCTTGATATTTAGTATAAACTAATCCATTACTAAATAAATGATGGTTATAAATTACATCATTAAAATTATTACTATTAATGTATTTAAATATTAATTTTTTAATTTTATTATCATTTTTTTTAAAATAATCTTGATTTTTATTATTATAGTCTGTTAAATCTATATTTTCGTTAAAATATCCATTACCATAATTAATTGTTATTTCTTCGCCTTTTAGTATATCTTTACTACATACGATAAAATAGATTATAATCGGTATATCAATATTAGGTACATTAATTTGTATATAATGATGATTACTATTTGGTGATATAGAATGGTTAAATTTTACAATATCACGGAATAATACATATAATGATTTATCATTATCAATAGGATGTTTAAACGAATTTTTTGATATTTTATCAGTTATAGAAGTAGTATAATTAATTTCATCATCGATAATATTATTAATAATACTATCTAAATTATGTTTATAATTTCTTGGATATAATTCATTATAATAATCTTGATTATATAATAGATTTAATGCTGTTCGGTTAATTAATTCTTTTGATGTATTTTTTTCATCAATTATATCATTAATTCCATGTTCTACTATTAATAAATCACCTTTATATATATCTTCTGATGCTACTATTTTTCTATTATCATTTTCAGTATCAAAATCAAATTTAATTTTACGATTTTTAAAAATTGTAAATGTTGGATTTAATATACTAGTCATATATTATTATATTAGATTTTTATTTAAAAAATAATTATATTACTATTATAATAAGAAACGAATGGAATTACCAACCGACAAAATCAATAAATCGTCAAATGCGTATTATACAAATAAAATTCATAATAATCCTGAATTTTATGAATTGGAGAAAAAAAGAGTGATAGAATATCAAAATAACAGATATAAAAATGATGCAGCATTTAGAGATAAAAAAAAAGAGTATTGTAGAATTAAGATGAAAGAATTATATAATAAGCGAAAAAATATATCAGTTGTTGGAAATTCTATCAACTAATAATAGATTAGATTTTGATAAATCAAACTTATTATTATTTAATAAAATTATATATTGGTTTGGTGTAGGTTTAATATTATTATAAAAATAATATACATCGTTTAACATAGTATAATAACATTCATCTTTTTTTTCATCTGGAATATATTTCATATATTCAGGATTTATCATTATATTCATATTTTTTATTTGTTAAATATGTATAGAAAAAAAATATTATTAATTAATAGTATATAATAGTGTATAATAATGGATGATATTATTGATGATATTGATGATGAAATTAGTAGTATTAATAAAATGTTTGAAAATGAATTTAAACAATGCGAAGAATGTTATAAAAAAGTTAATATTATGATAATGTGTGTTAAAGAAACAGTAGACGGACAATGTATTTATTGTCCTCAATGTGTAGAACATCATAAATTTTTAGAAAAAGAAGAAAAAAGAATGGCTAAATTATGGAATATTGATTTAATTAAATATGGTAAAGAAATAGAAAAAAAAGAAAAAAGAATATCTAAATTATCTGTACTTTAAACCAATATAGTATTGTGAAGCTTTCATATATTTTTTACTAATTAATGTATTATTTAATAATATTCGCGATGTTATACGCGGTGAAATATAAATACTTTTGTTTAAATCATAATGAATATGACACGATAAAATATAATCATCTTTATTACCTGTTATAAGTATTCTACTATTTAAATAATCATTAATATAACATTGTTCCATTTTTCTTATATAACTTTTTATTTTTATATCTCCTTATATATATTTTGTCTATTTAAAGAAATTAACTCTTAAAGCAAAAATAAGAATTAATTCTACTATTATATAACTTCTCCAATTAATTTAATAATTTACAATGAGAGTTATTTTCATAGGTTTTTTTATAATTATAAAAGTATATATATTATATTATTTAATTTATTTATATTTAACTTTATAAAAAAACCTATGAAATTAACTCTTAAAGCAAAAATAAGAATTAAGCCTATAATTATATAACTATATTAAAAATGATGAAATTGAACGTGTATATACCCATAATTTATTAAAAAAACGATAAAAAACAATAATTAGATTTAGTTCTATTTTTAGTCCTATTTTTAGTTTTATTTAAAGATTTTTATTATATTTATATATAATAAAGATGTATGAAATAGATATCATAGGTGAATATAGTCAGGATAATATAAATGATATTTTAACACGTTATAAAAGATATTTAGATAAAGATTTATTAGAATTATTAAAAAAATTAAAAAATACTAAACCTGAAATTATAACAGATGAAGAAAGAGAATTAATATTAAATAATTATCGGTTTTTTGACGGTCTTCAAGATAGTTTAGGTGATTTATTTGATTCAATAGAAATAAAAGAAGATGAATAATAATTTTATAACTTTTTTCAATTTTAAAACTATATAAAGAAAAGTATTTAAGGAAATTATATAACTTTTATCAATTGATTTAATAATTTGTCTATTTAAAGAAATTATATAACTTTTTTTCAATTGATTTAATAATTTACTTTAAACAACATTTTCATAGGTTTTTTTATAAAGTTAAATATAAATAAATTAAATAATATAAATAATATAGTTTTACAATTATAAAAAAACCTATGAAAATGTTGTTTAAAGCAAAAATAATATTAGGCTTAAGGATTAATTATTATAAGTTATATAATAATAGAATATGAGTATTATTCCAATTTATAAAACAGTTAAAAAAATGATTAATGGCGTTCAAATGAATATGGTACTTATTAATATTGATGATTATAAATTAATTACAGGCGATAATACAACATTTGAAGAATTTGAATTATTATTAACAGCTAAAAAAAATAAATTAGCAGAACAAGAAGAAAAAGAACGACTAATACAAGAAGAAATCGCTCGAAAAGATGCAGAGGATAAATTAATTAATTTTAAAATTGAAGAAAAAGAAAGACGTAATATTGAAATTAGAAAATCACAAAATGCAAATATTAGAAATAAAAAAAATGAATTATTAAACGAATATAAACATATTACAGATGCTAAAATTAAAAAATGTTCTTTTTGCAATGATTACAAAGTATATCCAGTCCATTATTTAGATGAAAATAATAAACCATATATTAGAGAATATACAAAAGATAAACAAAAATTAAAAGCTGTTTGTTGTATGAATTGTTATCAAGACGCAGAACAAAAAAAAACGGATTATTATAATAATAATACAGAATATTGTAATATTTGTAATAGTTCGTATATTGCATTAAGCGATAGTATGATTGTAGCACATTTAAATTCTACAAAACATAAAAAAAATGATAGTAAAAGAAAAGATATTATTAATCTTTCATTATTATCAGTTAAAGAATTACAAAAAATATGCAGTAAAACATTTAATGAAAATGGTACTTATTTAATTAATAACTATACAAGAATTAAAAAAGATGAATTAGTAGTAAAAATGAATGAGAATTATAATTTATTAGTCTTTAATTCGTCACTTCTTTAATTTTTTTTGTTGTTATTATGCCATCATAATATTTTTATCATTTTTTATCGTTTTTTTTATAAATTGAACGTGTATATACCCACAATTTATCATTTTTCATCATTTTTAATATAGTAGGCTTAATTCTTATTTTTGCTTTAAACAACATTTTCATAGGTTTTTTTATAATTGTAAAAGTATATTATTTATATTATTAAATTTATTTATATTTTAAAATAAAATAAAACCTATGAAAATGTTGTTTAAAGTAAATTATTAAATCAATTGGAGAAGTTATATAATTATTATTCCCTTAAATAGACAAATTATTTAATCAATTGATAAAAGTTATATAATTATTATAATTTCCTTAAATAGACAAATTATTAAATCAATTGGAGAAGTTATATAATTATTATTCCCTTAAATACTTTTCTTTATATAGTTTTAAAATTGATAAAAGTTATATAATTATTATTTCCTTAAATACTTTTCTTTATATAGTTTTAAAATTGATAAACTTTATAAAATAGGTCTTTATATTTAACAGTTGTAAAATGTTTTAAATTACTATCAACATTATTAATTCTAAACATATAATAATTTGATGTTTTTCTATGATGTATTGGGATTAATCCAAAATCATTTTTAATAACGTTTAACGCATCATTATAACTATAATAATTTTTGTTAAAATTAATAGAATGTAATTTCATTATTATTATTATTATAATGATTTAAAAAAAAATTATAAAATTGATTTTAACAATTCTATATCATATTTAGTATATTTATTTTTAATTTTCTTATGTTTCATAACATATTTAATTAATAGTTTAATATCATCATTATTTAATCTAATTTTATTAATACCTTTACCAACTATTAAATCCTGATTAAGTCTATCAAGAGTATCTATTTTATGTTCTATATATAAATTATTACTTTGACTTGGTATAATAATATCATTACTATTTTTTTGTAATGGTGCTAATAATGATACAACGTCTTTTGTAGTTTTAATATCATATTGCTTATCTCTATTTTTTGATGGTCTAAATACATCATATGGCGTAGTTGGTTTATTTAATGTAATTATATTTTTAACTTGTGGGTCTTTTCCCTGTTCTTCTGCAACTGATGCGCCTAAACTATGACCTATAGCATCAATACTATTATTTATATATTTTTTTTTAACTTTATCTAAAATATCAATACCTTCTTTAAATCTATTATCTTTATAACCAAATATAATTTTCATATCAGTTATAACATCTTTCATATCACTCGTTCCACGATTTGCAATAACTACCTCATTATTATTATTATTAATATAAACTTTTGTTTTATCTGATGATAATTCATCGTCTAATTTATAATTATTAATAGTATCTATATTATTACCTTTATTTTTATAAGTTTCGTTTAATAGTTGCTTTAAGTCTTTAATTGCAATTTTACCACCTTTAATAACTAACTTCATTATATAATAATACAGATACTATTTTATTTCTACTTTTTGTTGTGATTTATAATTTTCAATAAATCGCTTCCAAACATTATAAAATTTCTCAAAATTAACATTTAAAAAATTAAAATTGGCTAATAATTCATCAGCTGTAAATCGTGTATTACCTAATATACGTAATAATATATTTCCAGTCGTATCCATTAATTTAGTTTCTCTAAAATAATTAAAAATTTCATAAAAATCACCAACTAATTTATAAAAAGTATCAAAATTTTTTTGACTTATATATTTTGAAAATGGTAATAAATTATATATTGTATCATATAATATTGTAAAATTTGTAATTATTTTATCAATATTATCATTAATTTCAATCATTGAAATATCAGTTTCTTTTACAATTGATGAAATTGGCGTTCCTTTTTTAGCTGACATTCTTGGTCTGTCAATACGATTATCAATAATTTTAAATAATTCAATTGTAGAACGTAATAGTTTTTCTGCACCATTATAATTAGCTATTATTAATTTACTATCTACATTTTTTAAATTATCAAATTTAATATCTGTTTCTTCTATTTTCATTTTATTTAACATTTTACGTTTAGCTAATAGTAAATCATCCATTGCGTTTAAATCATCATTACCCATTATATAATTTGGTATTGTTGGCATATTAGTACCTTATTATTATATATATAATAACATATAAAAAAAAGTAATTATGGAGAATTAATAAAATTGATATGTTTATCTGTTTTTGAATGACGTTTTATATCGCCATTACGTATTTTACTACCACAACAACAATTTAATTTAATTGTATGATATTTATTAATTCTATCAATTATTTTATTTTTATTATCAATGTAATAATCAATATTATTACGACCGCTTATATTTTTATTGATTACAATATAATTATTATCTGATTTATATTTTTTAATATAATTACCTTCATATTCATGTAATTGTACTAAATCAACACATTCAATTTCTTCTAATAATTCAATATAACAAACATTCCAATTATTGTTATAATTATTATTAATTAATTGATTAATACTTGTTTTAAAATTATACCGATGTTTATAGAAACGATTATTAATACTATCAATTGTTGAACCGATATATACCTCATTTGAACTATAAAAACGAATAATATAAATTTTACCAAACATATTATATAACTTAATTTATAGTGATATATAATATTAAAAAAATAAACGCATTATTTTAAAATCTATTTCTTTTTATATAACCCGTTTTTTTTCACGTATGAACTAGCATCAACCATTTTTAACCCCATTTCATTCATTATATTTTTAACAATTTTTGCACGTTCATTTACTGCACTACTTGCTTTTCTAGTTGGTTTATTTGCTTTTTTTGCATCTCGTTCTGCTTTTTTATCTGCTTTTTTTTGTTCTCGTTCTGCTTTTTTGCTGCTTTATCTGCGGCTCGTTGGTCTTTAATTTCTTGTGATAATTTACCGCCTGATTTATACATTCCAACTCCTGCAGTTTTAGCACCTGCACTTTTAGCACCTGCTCTACCTTTTTTTAGTCCAACCCCAGTAGCACCTCTTATACCTTCTCTAACTGCTTTTGCTGCTAATGCACCCATTGGTCCTCCAGTAAAAGCACCAGCCGCAGGAGCTGCAATATCTAAAATAGCACTACCAATTGGTTTAAAAAAGTTTCCAACATCCTGCCAATTAATACCACCTTTTAATTGTGAATTAGTCAATTTTTGATAATATAATGGATTTGATTTTTCTTTATCTAATCTTTGTAATTCGCTCATATTTAACATTGGATAATTAGCACTTGAACCATTCATAATGTATTTACCACCTACTGATGCCAAATCTTGAATATACATATTTTTATTATCAGTAGTTCGCATTTTAGATACTGCACCACCCTTTGTACCGATTGTATTAGTTAAATTATTACGTTTTGACAATGAATAATTAATTTTAGATAAATTATTAGCCAATTCTCTATTATAGTCATTCTCCATCATTACTATTATTTATATTATATAATAAACATAATAATTTTTCTATTTAACTAATTTATCTAATTTATTATTTGTTTTTTGTCGTTCCTCATAATCCTCATGATCTTTCATTTCTGGTTTATCTGATAATTCTATTTTTGAACCTCCAACTAATCTATTATATGATGTTGATGGTATTGAATATTTATTAAGATTAGCATTAACAACTAATTCTTTAGTTAATAAACCAGTATAAATTTCTGTATTACCTGTATCATTTACCATAATACCTGAATTAGCAGTTATTAATACTAATTCAGGACTAAAATTATCGGTAGTATTATTTATAACATCAATTTTAAACTGAATATTATAATTACCAATGCTGCCATTTGATAAATAATATGGTAATGACAAATCACGAGATGGATTAATAATTATAATACTTCCAGAAGTAGTATATAAATAATTAGCTAATGCAGTATTATTAGGTGTTGTATTTGCTTTACCAGCATATCCAAAAAATTCATTCCACGACTGTTGCGAACCATTAATACGAGACATACGCCATAAATTTTGTTGAGTAGCTGAAGATAATAAACCTGATGAATTATTAAAATTAATACTAATATTTTTAATTGGTAAAAATGAACTTGTATGTTTAATAGTAGTATCTTTGAATGGTCTTCTACAACAAATTATAAATAAATCTGGTATTTGATTTAATTGATAATTATTACTTACAATAGTTTTAGTATTACCAGCATTAACAGTATTTTCATCATTACTAATAAAAACTGGATAATCAATATAATTAACTATATTACGAGTTTTAATTTTATCTGTTTCCTGAATAGTCAAAAAATTGAATAATAATTTAGCATTTGTAATTGGATTATTTTCAGCAAATGAAATTGCAATATTACTAATATTATTAGAACTAAAAAATCGTTTTAAAGTAGTATCTAAATTAATAACTAAATTAATAGTATTAATACCTGTTAATGCTTGATTATTAAAATCATTCTTTTCACCAAATAAAAATGGTGATAAAAATAATGGTTCAGTAAATTCACTTTCTAAATAAATATAAAATATATCATTTACATTAGTAGATGTTAATTTTGTATTATTTCCACCACCAGCCAATATATGATTTACTGTAATTGATTTTAGAGGATGAGCTCCTCTTGGAACTAAAAAATTATCAAATCCAGATGCTCTATAATCACCAGTTATATCTGCTTTACTACCTACTGCATCAGCATATCTATTAAAATAAATATCTGGCATTGTAGGACACATTCCATTATATTTTTGTAATTCTCTTGTATCTATTAATCTTATTAATTGTTGTAATACATCTTGAGAATTAATACTAAATGAATTATTATTAATAGTAGCAGTCATATTTTTAATTGAACTATTAATTGGAAAAGCTTGAAAACATTCACCTAATCCATAATTAAAAGCAGTTGCACCAACTGCCACATTTGTAATTGTTAATTTAATATTATAAGTTGCTTGAATTAATACATTTCTATCAATTAATGTATTTTCACTTGGAATAGCACAATTAAATATAATTTGAGATGAAGATGCAGAAACTGATGTATATTGTTGATAAGTAGAAGAAGCAGCACCAGAAAATACACCATAGCCAATAGTATCGCTTAAATTTTCAATTCTACTATCTTTTATTACAATTGGATTAATAAAATCCGTCATTTGCTTTATATTAATAAATAAACATAAAAATAAAGTATTTACAATGAAATTATATTCACATTACGAATTGGTCTAATTTTTTCATTGCACCGGCTGACATTGCACCAGCTGAACGACTGTCGTTAATTGCTTTTGATACTGTTGGAACATATTTCATAGATGTAGAGACCATATCACTAATACTACCACCAGTTAGACGATTAACAGAAGATGATGAAATACCTTCTTGTTGTTGGGCGGTATCTAAAACCATTTGTTTAGTTAATAGACCAGTATAAACAGCAGATGAACCAGCAATAGTAGAAAATACTCCACTATTAGCAGTTATTACAACTAATTCAGGAGTAATATTAGCATTTGAATAATTTGAAACATTTAATGAAATCTGAAAATTGAATTGACCGAGAGAACCATTTGAAAGATAAGCAGGTAGTGATAAATCACGAGATGGATTTATTAGTAGTAGTGAGCCAGTTGTAGCAACTGTATATGCTATTAGACGATTTGCATCCGTGACAACACCATCTCCAGCAGCTGAATATTTAGTAGCTTTACCAGAAAATTCATACCATGACTGTTGGCATCCATTAACACGAGACATACGCCATAAATCATTTCTTGTTGCACTAGAAAGAAGACCAGATGCATTATTAAAATTAATAGATACTGAATTTATTGGTAAAAATGCGTTAGCATCTTGAATTGTAGCTGTTGCTATTGGTTTTCTAACACAAATTATAAATAGATCAGGTATTTGATTTAATTGTATATTTTGACTTACAAAAGTTGAAGACGCACCAATATTAATAGTTCCTAATCCAGAGGTGATATAACGTGGATAATCAATAAATGGAACTATATTTTTAGCTTTAATTAAATCAGTGGGTTGAGTTGTTAAAAAATTGAGTAATAGTTTAGCATCTATAATTTCAGTTAATGCAATTGTTTGTCCGTATGGTAGAGCAGTTGAAAATCCACGTCTAAAAGTGCTATCAACATTTAAATTTAAATTTAGAGTATTTAGACCAACAAAACCTTGATTATTAAAATCGTGCTTACCGCCAAATAGGAATGGTGAAAGAAATAATGGTTCTGTGAATGTAGATGTTAAAGTAATAACCCAGGCATCACCTCCTGCATCACTTGAAGTTAAAGAAGTATCATTACCACCGCCAGCTTGCGTATGAACTACAACAATACTATCTAATGGATGAGAACCACGAGGTAAAAGGTAATTATCACCAGATGCATTATAAATTGAACCAAGGGGATTATTATTACGTGATCCTTTTGCGGCAATATCAGAAAAGTCAATATAATTAAAACTTAGATTATCAATAAGAGTTGGTGTCATTCCATTATATTTTTGTAATTCTCTAGGATCAATCATTCGCAATAGTTGGGGTAAAACATCCTGAGAATTAATTGATACATTAGTATTATTAATAGTTGCATTCATTGATGTAATAGATGAATTAATAGGGAATGCTTGGAAAGCATCAGTTAAACCATATTGGAATGCTATAGCATTTTTAGCGATAGTATTAGTATTAGGAATAGTAATAGTAATTTTATAAGTTGCTTGAATTAGTACATTACGGTCTAAAATAGTATTTTCACTGGGTATTGACACATTAAAAGATATTTGAGATGGTGATTTAGTTGTTGCTTGGAATGATTGGAATGTATTTTGAGAAGCTCCAGAATATATACCATATGAAACATTATCGGTAATGTTATTAATACGACTATCTTTTATTAAATAAGGTTGAAAATCAGCCATATAATTATAATTATAATTCTATAATGAGAAAATAAATTTGAACTATTTCTTTTTTTCAAATAATAATTTTATTGATGCTTTACCGCCAGACCATAAATAAAATGGTTTAATATTACCAAATCTATCGAGCCAACTTACTTTAATATCAACATTATGAATTGGACGATTTGAAGCTAATGAAATTCTACGATATTCAGCACTTGGAGCATATAATAGATTAGGTTTATACGAAAAATCATCATTATTAGCTAAATCAGTTATAATCTGAGCTGTTAAAGAGTTCTTGTTACTATCACTAATTAAACGATTATTAATAAAAGTTAATGGTGCACTTAAATTATTGGCTACAATTGGCAATTGAGTAGTTGTAAATATAATTGATGAAATAGGACAAAAATTTGATATTGTTGGATATTCTTGATGTAATTCAATCATTACTTTATTACTACCGATTAATGCTTTTTGAGTTAGATTATATCCGTTTTCACTATCCATACGAATATGATAATTTTTATTATATGCATCATTTATTGGATATCTATACATTGGAAATGAATTTAAAAGTCCGAATAATGAACGATTAAAATAAATATTAATATGAGGATTACTATTAATATTATAATATTGATTTTCTGCAACAATTGCAAAAGTTTTAGAAGTCTCATTAAAATAAATAAATGGTGCATCAATTGTATTAATACCACCTACTGCCGCTTTTAATGCAGTCATTGCAGTTGCAAAAGCAGTATTAATAATACTTACAACATTTAAAAATGAATAACCATAATAATATAAACTATCACTTTGAAAACCGTCAGCATTTGCATTTGGTGCTGGTGGTGCTGCTACCTCTTTATGTACTGGTATCCATCTTAAATAAGTAGGTGCAATATTTGTTTCAACTCCTGAACCATTAATATAAGTTAATGTTAGAGAATGTATCATTAAATCTCTATCGGATTGATTGGGTTGAATTGAACCAATATAAGATGGTAATGATGGCGTGTCAAGTTGAAATCTAACAATTGACATATTATAATTATCAGGATTATAAATAAGAGGTGTATTTCTGGTTTCTCTAAATTCTAATTGTGATGGTTCTTCATTAGTTGATTGGTAATTATTGTATAACATATCATAATAAACAAACTCTGGCTCATTAGTATTCATTTTTTAATATAATATAATATAATATTATAAAATAAAGGAATAAATGGAACATAAAATATTAAAAGAATTATCAATAACAGAATATGAATTAATTGGTAGTTTTAATGATAATAATATTAATAATAATGTAATTAGTGATATTGACGCTCAAAATAAAATAATTTATGATGATAATAGTATTGATACATATAATAATATATTAAACCATTTTAGAGACATTTTTAAATTATTTAAAAATAATAAAAGAATAGTAATAACTGATTTTAAATGTGGATTAAATAATGTAAATATTCCATACAGATGGAATTATAAAACAATTAAAAAAGGTTATCAATATGATGATAATGACAATAAAATTAATTTTATAGACCAATTACAAAAATATTCAGTTATTAAAATTGATATATTAGTATATATATTAAAAACCAATGAATATACCGAGATTACGATGAATTATTATTTTAATTTTGGTAATTATGATAAATCATATTATCAATACACATTAAAAGATACAATAACATCAATTAAAAAAGATGTATTAGACCTACGAATAGAAGGTAATTATTATAAATCATTAAAACGTTTGAATTCATACAATAAATTAGTTAAAAAATCTAATAAAAATCTAATAAAAATAATTAATAGTAGTTATGGTATTAAATCACGACAAAAATCTAATTTAACTAATTTATTATATGTAATGGAAAATAAAAATAAATTTAATAAAAAAGATATTAAAAATGTTATGAATAGTTTAAATATATCATCATTACCAGAAATTATAAAAAGAATTGATGAATTAGATGATGAAATTAATTCTGATGAATTATTAGAATTAATAAAAAAATATAAATTGTATTAATCTTAAAAATAGATTTAAAGATATATATCTTATATAATCTTATATAATGCCTAAAAAATCTATTGATTATTCTAAAACAATTATGTATAAATTATGTTGTAATGATTTAAATATTATAGACTGTTATATAGGTCATACAACAGATTTTACTAAAAGAAAATCAACTCATAAATCAAATTGTAATAATGAAAAATATAAGTATTATAATTTAAAAGTATATCAATTTATCCGTGATAATGGTGGTTGGGATAATTGGACTATGGTAATGATTGAAGAATATAATTGTAGTTCATTATTAGAAGCAACTAAACGAGAAAGAGAATTATATGAAGAATTAAAAGCAACTTTAAATATTAATTTTCCTTCACGAAATAATAAAGAATATTATCAAGATAATAAAGATTATTATAATAATTATAGAAATAATAATTATAATAAAATGTTAGAATACAATAAAAATTATTATCAAGATAATCAGGATTTAATTATAGAAAAATCAAAAATATATTATGAAAATAATAAAGTTAAAGTTAAAGAATATAAAAAAGAATATCGTAGAAATAATTTAGAAATACTAAAAAATATATCTCATCAAAAATTTAATTGTGAATGTGGTGGTTGTTATACTTATTCTGGTAAATCAGCACATTTAAAAACTAAACTCCATCAAAATTATTCATCTTCTCTATTAAGAATATAAGCACCTTTATCATATAACACAATTAAAGGATATGATTTTACAATACTAACCCACCGAGATTTAGTCCCAATTTGTCTTATTTTTTTTATTTGGTGTCTATCTAAACCAAACATTCCCTCTAATAGATATTGTGCGGTTCTTTTACCCATATTATTAGGGAAGAAAGTCAGAGAATGACATTCATTTAATATTTGTTTAGTTTCAAAACCCTTACTAGCGAGATGTGATGTAAATATAAATGATGTTCTGGTATGTCGTCCAGTTTCTAAAATCATACTCATTATATCCTGTAATTTCTTTTTCATAGATTTATTAACAATTACGTCAATATCATCAAATATCACAAGGCACGCTTTAAAATCTTCAATCGTAAATGGAGTATTTAAAAAATTATCATCTAAATTTATACGTTTAAGATAAGTCAATTTATCTAATGTTATATCTTCGTTTAATGATGAAAATAGATAAATTGAATTTTTAGGAAATGTTAATCTATATTGTTTAATATATTCACGTGTATAGTATGATTTACCAGAACCAGAAGCACCAGTTATATATAATACGCTTCTTTCTGTTTTTTTATCAGGTATTTGCTGTATATATTCATCGTCATCAACTATTATATCGGTTAAATAATTTTTAATATTTTTACTATCATTTTCATTATAAATATCTCTATTTTTTTTAGGGTCTATTTTATTAACAATAGTAGCTATAATTTTGCCTTTACTTTCAAAATTCATTATATAATAAGATTAGATTTTTTATTTTTTTTATAATCATAATAATCTATATATGTTTTATCTTCATTTATAAAGTGTGCTAAATCTACATCACAATTAAGTAAATCATCCTCTATAAAATCTGGATATTTACTTATAATTTTATTATAATAAAATTCATATGTATCAGTTGGTTCAAATTTAACATCAGTTAAAAGATAAATTCCATATTGATTTTTATATTTTTCTGTTAGTTTCCATATTTTACCAATTTCAGTTTCATTTAATCCCCAATAAGTTTTTTCCATTTGTTTCTTATCTATATATAATATATATAATATTCTAAAAAGTTTTAACAACCCAATTAGGAACTAAGGTTGAATATGGTGATAGAATTACTTTATCGCAATTAATAAATCTAAATGCCTTATAAGTAGCACTCCACATAACACCATTAGAATTAGATAAAATAACTGGACCACCAGAAGATGTAGTTTTTACTTTAACCCAAGTAGCAGCATTTATACCTACAGCTACAAAACTAATACTAATTTCATTTCCATTAACATGAGGCAATATTGTTATACTTCTCAATTGGTCTGCTGGATTAGTTGAAGATGTAGCGACCTGATTATTAGAAACATTAATAATATAAGTATTGTGTTGTCCTATTTCCCAAGGTGCTCCAGTATCATTCATAAATAATAATGGAGGAGATTGAGCCCATAAATTATCTTTGATAATATAACTATAATTAAGTAAAGTATCAAAAAAAGTATAAAATTTATCATTTCCTCCAGTAGAACCTTCTATTGAATTATTAGTTATTATATTAAAACAATTACGATTATAAGTAGTATTATATTCTCCATATTCTTTAATATGAAAATTAGTTGAACCTATAAATGTATTATTACTTATAGATACACACGCACAACCATCTAAACCTAAATTTGTAGGAGATAATGCGATAGTATTACCAGTTATAAGAACTGCTTTTGCATTTTCTAAATAAATGCCAAATGGTATATTTTGAGCTGCTGCAGCTCTAGGGACTGAATATGTTTGATAAACACTACCAGAAGTTCCCCAAATTTGATTATTAGATACTAACATAGAACGAGCAACATTTTTTATAAAAATAGCAATATGTGAATTATGATTTAGAGAACATCCCACAATTTGTCCGTGATCTGGATTAATTCCACTTTCTCCATCTACTAAAATTCCTATTGGATAATAATTAAAATGACAATTATTAATATTATTATTACCTCTTAAATTTTCAATACCTACTAATGTATTTGATAAAGGTGTATTAATTGTTGAAGTAAAAGCACCTCTAATATAACAATTATTAATGTTATGATATTCACCTAAAATTTGTATTGCTATACGAGGACATAAAATAATACAATTAGTTATGGTATTAGAAAGAGAATATAATGTCGTCTCCTGTATTTCTAACAGACGGAAACCATAATTAAAATTGCCATTAATAACAACATTGGCAATATTACAGGCATTACATAATTGAAGAGTTATAGCAGTATTACCATTAGCAGTAGTACCAAAAGTAATAACTAATGAACCTGTCATTCGTAAGAACATACAATTATAAAATAAGAATTGTGTATCATTTGGAGTGTTAGAAGCAATTACAGCATTTTCAGATAGAATTTCAACATTACTTAATCCTGAGATTGTTAATTTACTTGTGATTTTATAAGTTCCTTTTGGAATGTATAAAATACTTCCATTAGTTATAGCAGAAATAGCATTATTAAATGCTGTAGTATCATCATTAATATTATTACCTACTGCTCCATAATCTTTTACATTAATAGTAATATAACTATTATTCATTTTTGTATTTAGTATAGCGACCTGTGATGTTAAACCTGATACATCAATTGTATTAACTTTTGTATTTAATCTATCTATACAGATCATCTCATAAGAACAATTAATATCAATAC